AACACATATACAGCATCTTTACCACGAGCAGCATCTGGATTATCTTTAAATGTTAAAGCTAACACTTGTGATTGATAACCTTTTTCAATAGCCACACCATTAATTACTTCTTTAAATGATGCCTTTCTATGTTCTTGTTTATCAATATAATCTCTATTCTTTCTCCATCCTGTATGCTCATTAAGAAAATTTAAATAGTCTGACACCATACCCATTGTTCCTTCAGGATATAAATATTTCTTTTCAAAAGCACCAATAATAGAAAGTGAGTTTCTTGTATTATTATACTTATTAGCAACCTTTGCAGCATTCTTATATGAGTAACCTTTTCTTCTACTTTTACCCACTATAATATGTCTACCACCATCTAAATAATCATCTGAAATAGATATTGATAAATTTAAACCATCCAATTCTTCTCTTGTTATTCCATTATATGCAATTTCAGTTGCCCATTGAAAGTTATAATCCCCATCCCAAAAGTCAGGAAAGTTTACAACCTTTTTAGCTTTTCTACCATTTGCATTTTTTTCTACCCTTAGCATTGGGCAAAAATTTAAATAAAAATAATGGTCACCTGTTATTCTTGCCCCTCCTACTTCATACCCATTAGTACATCTATTTAACTGTTGCTCCCAATAGTTAACCCAAGAAGGAGAACCCCAAGGGTCAGGACAATAATATCCATATTTTTCAAAGTGTCTTGCTTCTTCTCTAAATACTTCTGTGTTTACCCAATGACCATCTTTGTTCCTTATTGAGTTTACTTTGCTCATTTGGTGTCGTTTTTGTTTTAAACTCTTTAGCTCTTTTCTTAGATAGGAGATGCTTTTTCAGAAGGTTGTGATGTAACATATTTTAACCTATAAATAGTGTGAGCAATTAATTCATGAATACTATCTATTTGATTTAAAATATAACCTTCAGTAAACATCATTCTTCCTTTTTCAACCTTACTGTATAATTCTTCCATATACATTAAAGGATCTGAAATATTACTAGCATTAAAAGATAAAGTAAGTTGTCCATATCTTCCCATAATTGTTTCAGCAAAAGTATCTATTACATCTTCCAAACCCTCATAAAAAATACCTAATGCATTATGTACAGCTGCCCCTCTGCTTCTTTGTTCAATATGAGTAATGTGGGCATCTTCTTTAGCTTTAAACAATAAAGATATAAATTCACTAGGTCCACCTACCATAACATCTTTTTTAATAGGTTTCATTATTTCACTATCAAAAGCTTCTAATAATCTGTTAACTTTCATTTGTTTATAATTTTTATCTTTCAAAATGATTTATTTCTTTTCCTGATTTTGTTTTAGAAGATTCATAAACTTCTTGCTCTACTCTTTCCTGTAAATCAGTCATTGATTTTAAAACCTCATTAGCAGATTTAAGAGCAGGTATAACCTCACTAATTTTATATACAGGTACTCCTTTGTCAGTTTTTTCACTAAAGTCTATATTTTGGAAAAATTTAATTGTTTGTTCTACTCCTTGTTTTACAGCATGAAAATATCTCATTGAGGGAGAAGCTTGTTCTAAAAACTCTTGATATTTTTTTACACCTGTTTCTACTAACTCATTAACATTATAAGTTTCTTCTTTCCATAAACCTTCAATTATCTTACTTCCTCTTAACTCTTCTGAATAACCTGAGTAAGGATTTGATTTTTTAGGTGACACTAAAAAGTAAATATAACTTAATTCTTTTATTGCCAGTTCTTTATTTTTTGATTTATCTCTTTCCCAAATTTCTTTAAACGGAGAAATCAATAATATCTCTTTAGTAGGTTTAACAATAGAGTTTTCTATTTCAAATATTTCTACTCCCATGACTCAAATATATATGTATTTTAATTTTTTATAACTAATTCATCAATATACTATTTAATTACTTTTTATTCTTGATTTGCATAATACATCTTATCATTATCTTCTGTTGACCATTTTTCATAACCTTCACAATTATAATAATCCTTATTAACTAAATAATCTGGTTTTTCTGGAAATGCCTTAGTAACAAAACTTGGCTCAAACCATTTTATTCTATTATTGGGTTGTAAAGCAATTTGTCCATTATTTAAAAGAATTATATGATGTGACTTATGTTCTATTGGATCTTCAGCTAAACTTAAATCTGTATTTAAATCATTAGCTCCCCAGTTAATTGTAGCATAATAATTACCATCATACCATTTTTTATCTTTCATAAAAACAGAAACCTTTGTATCATAAGTATAACTAACATGCAATACAGAAAAGTTATAACTAAAACAATTCCATATTTGTAAATAATGAAATGGTAAATCAGGGTTAGGTAATTCAGGTTTAGTCAACAAAGCATGAGAAGGTAATTTATCCCTTAACACTCCATTATTTAACAACACTTGAAATAAAGCAGCTTGTCCTGGCATACATCTTACTGAAACAATTACAGCTTCAGTAAATTCACCAAACCCTTTAGTATGTTGATACATGTATTCATTTCTAACATATACCTTTAAAGGAAAAAAATTAGATTCAATATATGCCATATTATTTTATATCAGTAGATTCAATAAGTGTATAAGTAAATTCATTACCCCATAAGTTTCTTGATTGTCTACACACATTCATAAACTCATTAAAATCCTTTACTCTTTTAAACACCTGGCACCCTTCTGACCAGTTCTCCACATAAGTAGATTCAGTATAAGGATTAGACTTATGAATATTTATACCAAAAACTCCTGATACTTCATCTACATAATCATATTCCATATCCTTATTTCTATCTCTCCAAATCTTAACAGGTTTGTTTTGACCTAATGCTTCATACTCATTTCTATGTCTTCTTATTCCATAACAACCTCTATACTGCCCTGGTATTAATATAGCAACACCATTAGGATTAGAAAATTGTAGCATTGCTTTTTTCCCAGGATCTGTAGTTGCTGCCCAACAATAAAACTTCCATTCCCCATTAACCTTATAACTTAAAGTAATAAAGTCATCAAATAAGTTAGTTACTCTTTTTTTTAAATCTAAGTTTCTAACTCCTACAATATTTAAATTATAATCTCCTTTTTCAAACCAATTATAATTTTTACTTTCTATTGCTTTTTGTATTTGCTCTCTTGTATACATAATTTATTTTTAAGCTTCAACAGTTCCTTGAATTGATAAAATTTGTTTTTCTCCTTTTTCAAAAATAACAGTAATGTTTTTAGTTATTCTTTGTGATTTAATTCCTCTGTCCAATAAATGAGAAGCAACAGGAGAGGTTTCATACCCTGCTGTTATCTTATTATTTTCTTTATCAAACTCTGTTAATGTACAACCACAACTTGCTCTAACTTCAACAATTTTAGATTCTCCTAAATATTGAAATTCTGCATTTACTTTTGTTTTTCTATTTACAGTTCCAAAATCATGTATTACTTTATCCCACATATAAAATATTTTTTATAGATTTTCCATTCATAATTACTCATCATTGGAGGGTAACATTCTCCATGACAATCTTTATTTGCTAATGTCAATGCAGGTATATCACAACCACAAATATCACATTGTCCATTTATAAAACAAGTTTTATCACTTCCTTCCATTAGTTTTAATCTCCACTCAAATTGTTCTCTAATATGCTTTCTAATTAAAAACCTAAACTTAGAATAATAAATCTTTTCTCTTGTGTGCCCTTGTACATAGTACCAAATATCACTCAGAGTTGCTTCCTTGTTTTTTAATCTTTTTAAATAATTCTGGATTTTTTTCAACATAGTCTTTTAACATTTTTAATTGTTCTAATTGTGAATCATACTCTCTTATACTTCCATATTTTTCTTCTTTCTTTTTTAAATCTTTTTCTAATTTTTTTATTCCATTTAGTATTGGAGTAGAAAATATTTGAAAACTTCCAAAACCTTTTATCCTAACATCGGGTAAATCTTTTTCACTCATCCTTTTTTTAAAGTGTTTAAAAGCTGACATGATTGCTTCATTAAACCTTTCAATATTTATATCTGGATAATCTTGTTTTACTAACTCATAATAATCTTCTACTAATGAATTTCTAGGCATGATCAGAATTTATTAGTTGAAAAAAATATTCTTGCTTTTCATTATTAGGAATTAGCATACTTAATATTTCATTATCCTTAGATATAAATCCTTTTTCTTTTAATGCCTTTAAATAATTACCTAACCCACCATCAGATAATCCTAATTCTTTCATAACAAGTTTTCTGGCAGTAGTACCAAATCTATCTTTAGCAATGTCTCCTTGTAATGACATAAACAATGCAATTATTTCTAATTCTTTTGGGGTTAATTTAATAGGCAATAATGCATTAATAATAGATAAATGTATAATAAAATATGCTTTTGAGTTTAATACAAGTTTTTTACTGATTGCTTTCATATTGTTCTTTTAATACAAAAGTAATAAAAAAGAAATTAGAGTTGTTTGTATAAAGGTGTAAAATTTTAGTAAAAAAATTTTTTGGTAAAAAAAATAATGTTATAAGATTAGTTGATTTGTGATTCCCCTTTAACACCTCTCCCCCCAACTTCGTTGTCTAAAACACTCCCCCACCTCTCTCAGAGAATGATAAAAAAACTTCGTCTTTTTTATCATTCTCTCTTTTCCCCTTCTCTCCCTCTTTCCTTTTTTTTTGACCACAGCATTGTGGTTGTAACCTTTAAAACTTCATAACCATGAAACCAATGTTTTTAAGCATCGACACCTTTAAGAAAAAGTTTGACATTGTTTCTCTTGAAATTAAAAGAAACAGAGAAACTAGCACCTTAGTGGTGCTTGCTGATGAATCAATTTGGATTCGTTGTCAACAAGATTTTACTTCTGCTGAAGGAGAGGCAAAGTTCATGTTTGCTTCTCATGACAAAGATGGCAATGCCATTACTGTTGATGGAAAAACTCTCAACAAAGAAGACATCAGAAACTGGTGTTTGGTTAAATGCTCTCCAAGTGAGAGTAAGTTTGAAAGTGAAGGCTTCTTGTAAGCCTTCACTTTCTATACAAGTGTGGTTAATCATACCACTTAAACAGGAACTGGAAACCTGGCTTGTAATTATTTATTTAACTTTTAAATTTTAAAGTCATGACTGAAAGAGAAAGAGAAATAGCAGACATCGTGGCTGCTACAATTATTATTATGGGATTACTAGCATTGCTAGTTTTGCCATTTATATAAAAAGGTTAACACCTTTTTATATATCTTTTCCCCTCTTCCTTCCCTCTTCCCTTTATTTTTGATAGTAAACTTTTTAACCTTATAAACTTAACATCATGATAACAATAGAACAGATTCAAGAAATGACTTTTAGTGAAGTCATTGAAGCTTCAAGAAAATACTTGAAGCTAGAGTATAGAAATTATACTCTAACTGAATTACGCAATTTGTTGATTATTAAGTCAGCAAATAGTAAAAAGAGTAGTAAGTTTGTTGGTCAGCAATGTGCAGACCAAATATGGCAATTGCTCTAAACACACAAAATACTCTGCATTAAATATGCAGAGTATTGCATTTTATTAAACTCTCATCCAATTGTAGGTACAGACAGATAGACATACTAATAATACTTAGGTATTGAGTATGGATTCCTGATAATCCAAACCGATGACCAAGGATTACAGCCTTGTGAGAGTACTATTAATCTAGGAGATGATACGTAGGCCTAGCTACATTTACTCTCATCCAAGCAGGAGAAGTTCGTCCAACTAGTGATGAATATGACAAGCACTTTGAAATAGTAAGTGCCAAGGGTTGCAACCTTGTGAGAGTACTAATGCACCACAACTCACTTCCCAAGGGTGAGCAGTTGTAATAGTGATAGCCTATATAAATCTGTTGCAAATACAGGGCTACAACTGAGTGCAGAAGGGAAAATAAAAAACTCAATAACTTTCCAAGATGTTGAGGACACCAGTTTCTTTGATATGAATGAATAACCACACTGTGATGACTTTTATGTAGTAGATATTTATATCTCAATTAAAAGCTAGTCAGTAAAGATAGTACGTGGAGATTATCAAAGTTTTAGGTGTAAAACACAAATCAAATTATTAAACCTTTAAAATTCAAAAACAATGAAAAACATTCTAATTTTTTTAACATTTTTTATTTTATTATCATCTTGCAAAGCTCAACAAGTTATTGATTTTAAAACAGTAGGAGCATATATGACTACTATCAATACAGAAGAATTTGATTATGTTTCACTTTATGACAACCCAAATGCTAAAGTATTTGTGGTTGAAACTTATTCAGTTTCACAATATCAAGTGCAAACTGTTATAAGAAGTCAAGCAAAAATAAATACAGATAAATACATACCTCAATTCAAGGTAATCAATGACAAAACAGTTGTTTTATCTAATAAAGACCTTCAAATTAGCAAAACAACTGAAGTGGAATACATCATAATGATTCCACCTGGCAGAAAAGCCTAACATTAAAAAAGCATTGGTGATTTTTTACCAATGCTTAATTATTAACTTATTTCTAAAACAATAAAACAGACAACCAGTACAAATATAAACAAACCTTTAAAAAGAAAAAAAGTTTGACAAAAAAAGAAAAACATTTTATTATTTAAAATAATTATATTATAATATATAATATTAGTATTACGTTTTTTTATTAAAACCCTCAAAATCTTAAAATATGAAAACTTATCACTTTATACTTATACTAATTCCCTTTTATGGAATTGCAATAGCTGCTAATTATAAATCTAAACCAAAACTACAAGAAGTAGATAATGAAAAACAAATCATTAGAGAATTAAATAAAGAATTAGCTACCCCATTAACTAAAGAAACTAAATCTTTAAACACAATTCCCAACCATGTTTTACAATATATTTCTACATATAAAAAAACAGCTGTTGAAGAATCTAAACTTTTTAATATTCCAACTTCTATAATTCTTGCTCAAGGTATTTTAGAATCAAATAGTGGTAAATCATCACTATCTAAAAAATACAATAATCATTTTGGTGTTAAATACAGAAAAAAAGGTAAATATGTTATTTATGCTGATGATACACCCAATGATAAATTTCAAGTTTATAAATCTGCATGGTATTCTTATAGAGACCACTCAAAACTTTTAATATCTTCAAGATATAAACATTTAACTAAACTTAAAAGAACAGATTATAAATCATGGGCAAAAGGATTACAAAAAGCAGGTTATGCTACTAATAAAAACTATGCTAAAATATTAATTCAAATTATAGAACAATATAATCTTACAAAATATGACAAGTAACACAGTTCAATTATTAGGCTATTATGGTAGTGATACCATAATAGCTTGTTCAGCATGGACATCTACATCAAGAGAATTATCAGAAGAAAAGAAACAACGCATTCCTAAATTAATTAAAGATTTATGGTCTAATGGACATGAAACACCATTTGAAAAAGGTACAGTTCATTTTCTTGTAAACTGTGATATTGCTTCACATATTCATTTACTTAAACATAGAATCTCAAGTCTTAATGCAGAATCTGCAAGATATAAAGAGCTGAAGGAAGATAAGTTTTATTTACCTGAAGATTGGAAAAGTATTTATCTTCAAAAAGATATGGAAACTAATTTTGGATGGTATGATGAAGGTGAAATGCAATGGTTTGATATATTAAAAGAATATACAAAATTAGGAAACACATTATATCATCAGTGTTTAGAAGATCTTACCCCTGTATTAGGTAGAAAGAGAGCTAAAGAAAGTGCAAGATATTTTAAAACTTATAACTCTCAAATACAGGCAGATGTAATGTTTAATATGAGAAGTTTTGCTAACTTTTTAAAACTTAGAAATTCTGAACATGCTCAATTAGAAATTAGACAAATAGCACAAGAAATGTTAGAGTTAGTAAAGAATATTGAAGGTAATCCATTTGAACACACATTAAAAGCTTGGGAATAATTATATTTGTAAAAACAAAATAGTCAGGTGGCGGATTTAGCTTATAAACTATTGGCG